CGAAGTCTGCCTTGTCTCTTCTCTTAGCTACGAACACGATGTCCATCGGATTGGCTCTGAGATTCTGCTCGAGCCACATCTTCTTTCCGATTCTAGCGTTGTCGTCGACTGCGTGAGAGAGGATGTAGATCTTCAGATCGTGCTTCTTGCTGAACGCGTACAGTCTAGAGTACAGCCAGAGTCCCTCTACGATCGGCGGAAGATCAGCCCAGAAGTGCTCGTCGACCTCTTTGAACCCCTCTTCGTTGAAATATCCAGTGTCTGGATCGTAGAATCCGAGCTTCTCAGCGCCAGCCAAGAAGTCAACCAAGACTCCGTCCATGTCGATTGCTACTTTCTTTATCATAGTTTATTTATACTTAAGCAAAAAGTCTATCACAGTCTTAGACGGCTTGTCTTCGCGCAATCTGCCGTCAGAGTAGATGTAGTTTATGATTTCTGTGTTCTCTATGCGGACTGGATCGAATACTCTCTTTCTGTTGTACTCTCGAACGAAAGCTTTGCATCCAGGAACGATAGAGTTGAGCTCTTCTTCTGTGAAAGTGACTCTCGGATAGCTTATGAGCTGCTTCATCTTGTGCATTCCCATGATCAGCTTCTCTCTGAGCTCCACGGGCAGATGATGGAGATTCAGTCCAACGAAGTTGTTGAGGCTCATCTGGCTCGGTCGTATGCAGAAAATGAGAGGCTCCTGATCAACGTCGGGAGCCGTGCTCTTAGCTACATAGTGAAAAGAGTAGAAGAAGCCGTCCACGATCAGATCTGTGTGCTTCATCCTATTCTCCTTCCGAGATAGTTGTCGATCCAAGTCGCTCTGTCGTAAGTGAAGAACTTCTCTACGACTGGCTCAAGCGACATGAACCAGCTCGGTCTTCCGTTGTACTTTCCAGGCTTGCAGACTTCCCTCATGACTTCTGGCGGAGCGTTTCTGACGAATCTCTGGACCTCGGTTAGAGCTACCATGATGATTCCCTTGCATCCGCATGACATGTACCAGAAGTCGTCTTTGACTCCGTGACCGATGAAGTTGCAGAGGTGCTCGATAGCGTCTCTCTTCGGATCATCGTATCTGTTAGGGAAAGACACAGAAGCGTAGCCGTAGTCACGAGAGTACTTCACGTCAACGTAGACCATGTACTCGCGCTGCGGACGACCGTGCATGTCGCATCTAGCGATTCTGAAGTCTCCTAGCTGCGCGTTCTTCATAGCGCTCTCGTTCCAGATCACTACGTGAGGGAGAGGATCTTTGGTCTCTCCGACGACAGAGTGAATGACGATCCAGTCGAGTCCGTTGTCTTCGATGTACTTAGAGAAGTACTTGACCATCTCGTCTTCGATCTCGAAGCCAGCTTTAGCGTTGGGTGATGTCAGCTCAGACATATTCTAGTCCCTCCTGAAGGTCTTCTTGATTCTCCATGACGCTCTGCTGATACTCGTCGCTCTCAGATTCGAACATGTGGTCATCGCCAGGGAACTCTTGAGCGAGCTCTTCCAGATCTTCTTGACTTGCTTCCTCTCGTGCGAGTCTCTCAGCTCTCTCCTCTTCTCTCTGGCGCTTTCTCTCTTCCTTCTTCTCTTCCTCGGACTCTTCTTCGCCTTCTTTCTTTCTCTTCTTTCTGGATCCTGGACCCTTAGTGCCCCAAGCGTGAACCCACGCTTCTGAGTAAGAGTCTGTCGACCAAGTGTTGACGAGCTCAGTGGAGTTGCCGTCACTGTCAGCAGAAGAGGTGTTCAGAGTAGCGAACTCGTTAGATTCGAACTTGTACTTGTTGGACCAGAGGACTAGCTTTGACCAGTACGCGGACTGAAGCAGGAACGCCAGAGCTGAGTTCGGAGTGCCGTCTTCGCGGTACTCGTTGAAGTTCTTGAAGTAGTGCTCGATCACGTAGATCACCATGTCTTGAATGAAGTCATAGTAAGCGCGATCATCTCGATTCTTCTTGATCTGGTAAGCGCAGATCTCGATCAGATCATCCCAGAGCTGAGCGTGATCCTTCTCGCTGATAGTTCCAGCGTTGTAAGCGACGATTCTCTTCGCGAGCGCTTTGTTGTCGATTCTCATTGGCTTTCTCCTCTACTTGTTTCTGTAGACGATCCTGCCTCTGCTGAGGTCATACGGACACAGCTCTACTAGGACGATGTCGTCCGGGTTAGTTCTGATACGGTTCATCTTGTGCATCTTTCCAGCTAGCGTGCAGATGGCTTCGCTCCCGTTGCCGAATCCGACTCTGAATCTGATTCCGCCGAGCGCTTCTAGGACCCTTCCCTCTACGGTTATCGGCTCTTCTTTCGCCATCTTAGATGTTCTCCATCGTCTGAGTGTTGCGGTCGATAGCGGCTAGAAGACGGTTGACTGCGTCTGAAGTCTCTAGGATGATTCCGGACTTGTCGAGGTTGTCGTACTGCCACTTGATCAGCTCGTTGTAGTTGTCTTTCTTGCACATAGCCCAGAACTTCTTGTCGAGCTCTTCAACGGAGATGTCAGTTCTGATCTTGCAGTCAGGGAAGATCTCTTCGTATGGGCTGTCACTAGAGTCCGGGAATACGGATCCGAAGAAGCCCATGCCAGCGATAGAAGACTCGTAGAATCTCAGCGCAGACTTTGAACGGTTGAACTCGTTGTCCACGAGCGGAGCGATCTGGAAGTCAGCTTTAGTGCTCCAGCAGCGTCTCGGATAGTTGTACGAGTTGGTCCACGGAATGAACTGAATCTTCGGTGCGATCTCTGCGAAGAACCACGGAAAGTCTCCCATGATCTTGAAGTTGATCTTGTCTTCCTTCACGTTCTTGATGACCCACTCTCTGAAAGCCTGATCCCAGTCTCCCATGTCGCCCTTGGTGCCAGGGAAGTTCTTGCTCGGATCTGGACGCTGAGGGTTCATGTAGTGTCCAGAGGCGCCAGAGTAGAGAACTGTCGGCTTGACGAGGTCTTCTGTGATCGGCTGTCTCTTCTCGCAGGACCATAGGAATCTCGGCACAGTGTTTCTGACAGTCACTACGTTGTCTAGCGAGTACTTCTGGGAGATGATCTTCTTCAGGTAGTCTGTCGAAGTCATGATAGTGTCGAAGAGCGGGAGGATCTGGTGAAGAGCGTCCTCTACTTCTCCGTCCACGTCTGCCTCTTGGCGTCTCACGTAAGACATGTTGTATGGCGGAACTGACTGATCACGGAACGGAGACTTGAAGAACAAGTCGTCGATCTCGTAGACCATCTTGAATCCGAACTTAGCCTGGAATCCCTTGTACTTCTGAACGATAGACAGGTGCTGGTATGTGCATGGCTTCTGCCAGATTATCGCTTTCGTCTTGCTGAGAATTATCGGATCTAGCGTGTAGACTGGAAGAATCACAGCCTTGACGCCGAAGTCGTTAGCGTTGAGATAGTCAGCGAAGAAACGGCAGCGAACATGGCTGCAGCCTGAGTTGTCCGACAGATAGAAGAGCACTAGGTTCTTGTTGTCGTCTGAATTTACTTTAAGCATCTAGTTTCCTTGATTTACTGTTACCAATTAAATATAGTACTTTTTCTCTATTTATAGTTTCTCAAGGATCTTGAACTTGAGGCTCATGGACGGATCAGACTCTTCTATTTTTTTATCTCTGAAGGAGATCTCTACTGGACGCCCGCCGAATAGCACGTAGCTGTTTCCATTGAGATCAATGTTGACTATCGCTCTCTTTGTCGGCTTCTTGTTCATGGCAGCTTCTATGAAGTCATTCTCGACTCCCAGCTCTCTCACGACAGTTCCTGAGCTCAGCACGATGTGGTTGTAGCCAGTTCCGTCTCTTCTCACATCGCGGCCGTAGTCTCCCAGGATGTAGTGCAGGAGCTGGTATGTTCTGAATAGCGGCTTTGGATGCTCTGGATCGTGTCCGAGGTTGAAATTTAGATATTTCCTCAGCAGCTCTCCGTATGTCTCGGCGCCCAGCTTCTCTGCCTGGTTGACGACTATGTCTCTGTCTCTGTCGACTATTCCATTGAAGCGGTTCTCCATGTCGTTGAGAAAAGCTCTGAAAGTGGTGTTGCACAAGAAGATCGGACGATTGAGCTCTGACGGGACTACGCTCTTCATCGAGACACGGCACTTCTCTGAGAGCTGAACGTCTGCACGGTCTACGTATGTGTAGTTCTTGATCACTTTGTCGGCTGCTACCCAGCGGAACTTGAGTCCCTCGCACTGAGATCTCCAGACTGGATCTCTCGCCATCTTGTCCCTGTAGAAGTCCACGATCTTGAGAATCTCGTCGCTCTTCTGCTTGACGTACTCGATCTTCTGGTCTAGCTGGTTCAGGAGATTTCTGACCTTAGACGACTCGTCGTTGACACCTCCGACGATGTCCATTATGGCGTCAGCGATGAGCGGATTCAGACCCTCTCTCACTATGACAGCAGATGCGTTGCTCTTCAGCATCGCTATCGGGATCAGCTCAGTGAGCATAGCGTTGAAGTTCGTGGATATGTTCACTTGCGGCTTAAGGATGATAGTCTTGAGAATTCTGCCGTGTCTGTTGTCTTCACGCAGATTTAGAGCGCCAGAGCTGCTTCTAGGGACGTATTTCTCGTACTGCGGATAGATACCGTTGACTGGTCCCAGACTCGCTATTTCGGCTAGTTTTGCGCTTCTGTCGTCATTGTAGATGTAGAATAGCGTCTTGCTGTTGCTTCTCTTCGTGTCCAGCTTGAATTTTGGCTCTGGAAAGTTCAGTTCTAGAAATGAATTGAGCGGATCTTGCTTGTCTGCTTCTTGCTTGTCGATTAGTCCGAGCATAGATTCTCCGAGTTTTGTAAAGAAATTTTATCTTATTTTATAAGAAAACGGATTTACAAAACCCGCCAAATTTCCTATATTCTATTTACAGTTCCAGAGAGGACTGCTAGAAAAAAGGAAAAGAAAAATGAATCAAAAGCACATCTACAGCAAGCGTCTCGGCCGAGTAGCCGACTTCCACGGAACAACGTCTCAGAATCGCGTATGCGTTCACTATCCGAACCTCATTCAGGCTAACGGTCAGCCGACATACGGTCAGATCCTCATCGGCCGCAACAACGTCTGGATCAGCGATGACCAGTACCGCATCCTTCGACTCGCTGAACAGAAGCGTCAGCTAAAGCGCAAGAACGCCTTCGCTAAGGACGTTATCCAGCACGCAGACAAGATCATCGCAGCTCTCTAAAAGACTTGGGTGAACACAAAAAGAAAGAGAAGAGGCAGAACCTCTTCTCTTTTTTATTTCCTTTCAGCTTCCGATTACTCAGCCTTTGGGAACTGAGTGTCCTTGCCGTCCACGTAGGTGCTACGTCCAGACTGCGGGAGGTTGAAGGCCTCTGAGACCTTTTCACTCTTGGCAGTGTCGTAACCCTCAGTGAAGAGAGCGGAAGTGACGAATGCAGAGCTTGCGCCCTTCTTCGGTTCACCCCAGCCAGACTGCGGAAGGTTCATCTTGAAGGTCTCCTGAACGTCAGCCCAACCATTTGGTGCGTTGGTCTTGTCGAATTCAGTGTAGATTCCATCAAGGTAGCTGCTGGCGTTGAAAGCAGAATCTGGGACCTGCTTGTCATTGCCAATGTGGTACTGAGACTTAGAAGGTAGTTTGTACATTTTCAAAATTCTCCTTGTGTTAAATTTTTACTCTGATTACCACGTACCCTCATCGCCTTCACCGTTCAGACGAGCTGCGAGGCCTTCGAATCTGAGAAGTCTGTAATAGTTCTCAGCGCCGAGCATATTGTCGGCAAAGGCGTATCTGGTCATCACGCCAACTCTCGGAGAGAAGTCACGTGGATCAGTTGCCTGAAGAGTCAAGCTCGTGATGTACGGGCAGTAAACGACACCGCAGTTAGAAAGGCCTTCGCCCTTGTATGCGATGAGCACTTCACCGTTGTCCATGTTGGTCATCGGATCGACAGCGTTGTTGTCGATGAAGACCTTGATGTTGCCGTTCAGAGTACCTGCGGCAGCAGTAGCAGAGCTACCGTTCACGTTGGTAACGATCTTGCTGAAGTTCGGAGCAGCGATCTGCATAGCAGTTGCGATGTCCGGAGATACGACAGCGATGTTACCTGCAGAGGTACGAGTGCTGGTTCTGATGTTGTTAGAAGCTGCGATCACCTTAGCGACGATGTTAGCCAGTCTCTCCTGAGACCAACGACCGTTCCAACCGTCACCAACGCCACCTGCGCCTGGAGCATTGCTTACAACGCCTTCCTTGAAGCGGAAGATCTTCGGCGTGCAGAGAGCCTTACAGTGAGCGATAGTCTCACGGTCGACTTCCTGAACGAGCTCTTCCTGACAGGTCTTGATCATCTCGCTCATCATGTCGAGGTGCTGCATAGACTCGACGTCCTGAGCAGACTCGATAGAGAAGCTTGATCCGACCTTACGGGTCTTAGCTGCCACGACCTGCGTAGCGAGCATGAGTCCGAGCTCCGGCCACTTCTCGAACTTGGCTGGATCGCCACCTAGCTTCCAGTGCTCAGCAGCCTCAGTCTC